GCGAACAAATGCCTCGCAGTCCGTGACTGTAGGTGATACGACGGCAGTAACCGCGCTGTCGGGCCTTCCCGTGCAGACCACATCCGCGGGCGTCCAGGCCGCCCTCGTGGCTTTCAAGTCGTCGAATGTGTGGCAGATAACGGGCGATACGACTACAAACAACCTCGCTCTGAACTACATATCTCTGACGACGGGGTGCGTATCGCCGCGCAGTGTTGTGCAAGGTCCGTTCGGCGTATTTTTCGCCGGCGTGGATTCCCCGTATATTCTGAATTTTCTTGGCGCGCTTGGCGCGCTCTCGCATACCCCCGGAAACGATGGTATAGCGGATTTACAAGTCCCGTTCCAGAGCACTACGCAAGCATCCCGTATCGCAGCTAGCTTTTCAGGTAATATTTACCGAGTTTGCGTGCCTACGCTTGTGCTCGGCGTCGCGCAGACGAACGACTACTGGTATGACATTCGCCGAAAGCGGTGGACTGGCCCCCACACTTTCATTTACGACTGCGCTGCGCAGTTCGGAAACTCGTTCGTTCTTTCAAGCGCTTCGCAAGGTGCTGCACTCTTCGTGAGTACGACTATCCCGAACGCGAACAGCGTGTACACGGACGCCGGCACGCCTATTACTGCGCACCTGAAGTCTTCAGATTTTCCGAAGACCGGCCACATGCAGCAAGTGCAGGTCGTTGAATCGACTATCGAGGTAGGATCAGCGGGAGTCACGGAGAATTTCAACGTGACTGCAATCGATACCCAGGGCAGCACGATCAATACGACATTCGTCATGACGCCGCCTGCGGGAGCCGTATGGAACGCCTTCAAATGGGGCGCAGCAAACTGGTCCACGAGTGCTAGCATCCCCTCCGTGGTGACGGTCCCTTGGACGGTCCCTCTCGTATTTCAGAAAATGGCAATTGACGTTACAGTTACGCCAGTGAATCAAGTGCAGATAGGTACGTTTTTTGCACGTTACCAAGATGCAGGCTATATGAACGGATAAGCCATGCCAATTATCGGAACCCTACCGGTCAACCTGCAAAACGGAACGACGGCCGACGCTTCGCAGGTCATGTCGGATTTCAATTTCATCGTCAATCAGGTGAATGCAAACGGTGTGCAGATTGGTACACTAGCGGCCCCTACGGGCACTCGCGTGGCCTTTAATCAGGCGACCGCGCCAGTGGGATGGACTACTGACACCAGCGCGGCTCTGACTGATTGCTCGTTCCGGGTGAATCAAGCAACCGGGGGAGCTACGGGCGGCTCAGGCGGGTGGTCCACGTTCAACCAAGGCAACACCTTGAACGTGAATGCCTTTACGCTTTCTATAGCGCAACTACCCGCCCATAATCACACGGACTTAGGGCATACCCATACGGATTCTGGCCATGCACATGGAGGAATAGGCGGTGCCTCGTTTTATACAAACGCCGTGGGCGGAGGCAATTTGGTGGGCGGGGGTGTGAATACTTTTACGGTGGTTTCGGCCACAGCGGCCTCAATAGCCAACATCCAAACCGCTTCGGCAAATATCCAAAACACTGGCTCGGGCGCTAGTATCCAGCCCAACTACACGACTCCGACTCTTAAATACACTGATTTCCTCATCGCCACGAAGTCATGAAGAAGCCGAAATGCCCGTATCTAGGGAAACCGTGCATCGAGCACGAATGCATGCTATATACGCATATCCAGATGCAAGATCCGCAGACCGGACGCGGTAAGGATGAATGGGCATGCGCGGTAGCGCTAACACCGATTCTTCTTATTGAGAATGCGCGCACAGTACGGGGCGTGCAAGCCGCTACGGAGTCATTCCGCAATGAAGCACTGGATAGACAGGATCGGTTGAACAACCTGATTGCGCAAGCCAGCCGCAGGCCCGCACAGATAAAAGACATTGAGAACGGGGCGTTAGATGGACCAAAGGACACTGACGGAAGCTGACGTACGGGCGATAGTAGACGAGTTGGAGCGGCGAGCTACTCAACGCTTTCAGATCAATGTCGGCCGGGGCGTATTGGGGATGGCGTGGAAAGCGTTCATACTCTTGCTTGTGTGGCTTGCGGCGTATGGCGCGGCGGGCGGTTTTAAGAAGTTCTTTTAGGAGAAAGCCATGAGCTTTTGGGACGATGTATCGAACGAGTTCAACAATATTATCCAGGGCGCCGAGAGCATCCCCGCAAAGCTGGAAGCGTTGGCCGGTCTTCAGACACGCGCGCAAGTTATCACATCGCTGACGGCCCAGGTGTCGGCGATTATCGATGACGGGTCGAAGACCACGGCCGACAAGACCACGCAAATCCTGACGCTGTGCGGTAAGCTGTGAGCCCCGAACAACTAGCTGCCTGCCTTGGGATTCCGCTCACTCGTGCGCAGACGTGGGCTGATCCGTTGTCTGCGGCAATGGCTCTTTATGCGATCGATTCGCCGCAACGCCAAGCTGCTTTCATCGCGCAAATCGGCCACGAATCGGGGCGCTTGATTTACGTCCGAGAGTTGTGGGGGCCGACTCCCTCGCAGGAGCGGTACGAAGGGCGCGCGGATCTGGGGAATACGGAAGAAGGTGACGGATTCCGTTTTCGCGGTCGGGGGTTGATCCAGGTTACCGGTCGAGCGAACTACCAGCGTTGCGCGGATGTTCTGAACCTTCCGCTGACGGAGCATCCTGAACTTTTGGAGCAGCCGGATAACGCTTCTCTGTCTGCCGCGTGGTTCTGGAACGTGAACGGGCTTAATTTTCTCGCTGACGGTAACAACTTCGAGATGATCACCCGCAAGATAAACGGCGGTCTGAACGGCTACGATGACCGTTGCGCCTTGTGGAAAATGGCGCGGGCAGCACTAGGAGCGGATGATGGCACTTGATCCTCTTACAGCCGGGATGGATCTGGCACAGACGGTTGTGTCGCGTATTTGGCCCGACAAGACGGCGCAAGAGCAACAGCAGCTAGCCGCGGTTCTGTCTATGATTCAGGGGCAGATGGACGCGAACAAAGCGCAGGCGTCGAACCCTTCGGTGTTCGTGTCCGGTGCACGACCGTTCATCATGTGGGTATGCGGTATCGCGTGCGCGTGGAACTGGATCGGAATTTCGATTGCTTCTACCGTGTGCGCGTTCATGCACTACTCGATTTCGCTAAAGCCCGCGGACACGTCTGAAATGATGCCCATGCTGACCGCGCTTCTCGGTCTCGGCGCATATCGCACCGTGGAAAAAATCAAGGGCGTAGCCCGTAATAGCCTTGACGACCCCCAATGAGAAATTTCGTACAACTCGCGGCTGGAATTGATACCTCGCAGATTCTTCTCGAAATCGCACGCCAGCCGAAACTGTGGAACCGGCACGGTATGCGCAAGGATCTGGAAGTGCATCGCCAGATGGATGACATTTGGTTGCGCTATAACGACGAGAAGCCGTATAAAGCGTCAGGGGACTGGACCGGATTCAACGACGAGCACGAATCGAAGTTCTACCCTGAGTGGTACGCGTTGCCTTCGGTTCACGAGCTCGTGTTCAATCTCGCACATCGCGTACGGGCTACCCGAATTGGGGGGATTCTGATCACGCGGATACCCGCGGGGAGCCGGATTGAGCCGCATGTGGATGGCGGTTGGCACGCGGAGTATTACAATACCAAGCTGTACGTCGTTCTTCAGAGTAATCCGAAGTGTATCAACTCTGCGGAAGACGAGAAGGTAGCAATGGCTCCTGGCTCGGTTTGGTATTTCGACAACGCGAAGATGCACGACGTGGTGAACGACGGAGAAGACGATAGAATGACGTTGATCATTTGCCTGCGGTGCGAGAAATGATCAAGCATCACTTTTCGGCCGGCGGCGTGTACGCGAGAGAACAGACGCTGGCGCCAGGGGAAGAAGTTGAAAAGCACGTCCACGACTACGACCACTTGAGCTATTTAACTTCAGGCTCCGTAACGCTGGAAGTGGACGGCGAGTTGCAAGTGTTGACTGGGCCTTGCATGTTAGAAATCAAGGCCGGAAAACAACATCGAATTCAAGCGATTACGAATATCACTTGGCTCTGCATTCACTCTGAAACGGTTGCGGACCCAGGTATCAAAGAGAGGTGAATCATGCCCTGGGGAGCAGCAGCAGCAATTGGAGCTAGCGTAGCCGGAGCCGCTGTTTCTAGCGCTATGGCGCCCTCTCCGTCAGGCGGCGGGGGCGGTCCTAGCTATTACATTCCCACGGGTCTACAAAGCGCCGATCAGCAATGGCAGGACTTGCAGAATCGTAATTACGGTTTGTATAGTACGACCGGTTTGCAGCAGTACGGTGAGCAATCGCTCGATGCGCAACTGGCTAACATTCGCGGGTACGCGCCGCAGTTGCAAAATGCCGCGAATCAAGCCGGACAAGGCTATACAAACGCGGGAACTGCGCTCACGGGCTTGGGCAATCTTGACCTAGCTACGCAGAAACAGCTTTTGGGCGCAGGTCAGAATGTCTATAACATGGGTCTTGACCCGCAAAACGCGTTGTATAACCGCTCGGTTCAGCAACTCCAGGACCAAACGGGAGCCACGAACAGCATGTACGGGCTCGGGTCGAGCGCTGCGGGGGCCGGGGTAGCGAATCAGGCGCTTTCGAACTTCAATATTGATTGGCAGAACAACCAGCTATCACGGGCGTTGCAAGGTCTTCAAGGTTACGGGCAGGCGGCAGGCGTGGCGGGGCAGTACGGGCAAGCGGGTGCAGACGCACTTACGCAGGCGCCCCAATACACCTTGATGGGTGCGACGACGCCTTACGAAATGGCACAGAATATCGCGGGCGCGCCAGCGCAGTACGGAACCCAGTACGGCCAATACCTGCAAAACAATGTGTATGGGCCGGCCCAAGGAATCCAAAACCAAGCCATTCCGTACATGAACTACGGGCAGGGGGCACAAGCTGTACCCTACCAAAACGCGTACAACAATGCCCAAGCAATGGGCGGTGCAGCATACCAGGGTATTAGTCAACTCGGAAACAATCCGCAAGTACAACAAAGTTTGGGCAATGCGTTCAGCAATTATTTCAGCCCGGCTAGTGGATCTTTTTCAGGCGGCGATTTTAGCGGGGCGTTCTCTTCCAGTCCGTACTATAGTGGCGGCGGAAACCAGTACGGTTTCACGCTTCAGTAAGGAGCAACCATGCCCACGTGGGTAGATTACGCAAACGCGCTCAGTCAGGTACAAGCTCGGGATCAAGAGCAACGGCAAAACGCTCTGCTTTTCCAACAGCAGCAAGCGGATCGGCAACGGGCGATGGCGGCGCAAGCAGCCGCGGGTAATGCTTTGCCTCAGTTGTTCGCAAGCGGACAACCTGCGGCTATGCCGCAAATTCCTGCGCCACCGCAGGCGCCCTCGCCTGGGCAAGCTTCGCAGCCCGCGCCGCAACCCGGTGG